GGAAGGTCAAAGATCATAAAAACTGAGATACCAAATTTGGCAACTTCTAAAGATGATGTTAGGGAGAATATTTATACAGCACCTGAAGGGAATATGTATAATTCTATGCTTATGCCATTAACCAAAGCTAAAGTTGACTTTAATATTGGCGCATTTGTTGGGACTTCATCAAATGTTCAGTCTATTGGGGAAATGACTTATGGCGTTAGAGCTAGAGTTAGTAGCATGCAGCAAGATGCTGCTACAACTACGTGGAGAGCTCATGTAGCATCAAAGGTTAGAAACAAAACTCGGAAGTTCAATTTTGGAAATATAGCATTTTTGAAACGTAGATTTATGGAAGTTTATTTTGACATGAATAAATATAGAGAAATTATGAATAAACCAGTTTTAGAAAATTTTACTATGGAGGTAGTTCAGGAGTTCATTGATAATATTAATTTACCTAATAATGTTAAGGATATGATAACAAAAGATTTTATGATGTATGTCAATGCACATTTAAAAACACAAGTAAAACCTAAGCCTGATGCTCCTTTGAAAGGGAAAGATAATGACACCTCTGATGTCAAAGTAGGTCAACCGATAGGAGCTTATCAGAAATGGTTTAACATTACTTTTAGTCCAATTTTTAGGATGGCTGTAAAAATTATGCAAGCATCCTTAAAGCCGAATATAGCTTGGGGCTCCCATAAAACTGAAAGAGATTATTGGAATCTTTTGGTCAAATATGGTGAGTGGGATGGAATTTTTGATGAAACAGATTATAATGAATATGATGCATCACACAATGAATTCACAAACGAGGTAGTAGATCAACTGTTGCAATTTATTTTCCCTTTTTCCGAATATTTTAAAGATTTCTATAAGATGATAAAAGGGAATACATTATTCGGATCATATTTTTCAATGTTACTGGGTAATCAACTTACAAGTGGGAGACCTGACACTTTCTTTGTAAATACGATTTTACAAATGATTGATTTATTGATTGCTGGTGATAACGGGCAATTTCCTGCAAGTTGGGACAAATTGTTGGTTCTTGCTTTTTTTGGTGGAGATGATTCTCTTAAGAATTGGAAAACTCAAATAATTCCAGTAAATTATGACATATTGAATGACAGATTGTATAAACCGATCAAACAAA